GAGCAAGTTTCTTCTTTGTAGTAGAAACTGCAGCTACAGATATGGACATCTTAACAGATGGCACAGATAAGTTTGTTGGTGGTTTATATACTGGAGTTACTGATGCAACAGGTAAAACTTTTATCTCAGGTGCATCTAACGATGTTATTACTATGAACGGAACTACTAAAGGTGGTCTCGTAGGTAGTATTGTACAAGTTACTGCGATGGCTTCTGCTAAATATGCAGTTCAAGGAATCACACTAGGTTCAGGAACTTTAGTTACACCATTTGCTGACGCTTAATAGGAGGTAAACTATGGCTAATACAGTCACAGGTCCAACTAATCAATTTGATGGTGATAAAAAACTTATTGTGTACGCATCTGTCCTTTCAGACGGAAGTGCGAGCAGTACTACATTAGTAGACGTTTCTGCTCTTAACACAAATCCAGAAGGAGAATCTTGTGCTCACGTATCTTTAAATAAGGTATGGTACAGCGTAGGTGGGGGAACGGATGCCCCAGCTTCTTTGGATTGGGATGCAACTACAGATGTAACTTTTTTAACATTAGCTTATGATAACGCTTTTGATTTTAGTGAAATCGGTGGTCTTAAAAACACTGCTGCTTCAGGATACTCAGGAGATGTACTTTTAGTTGTGCCGTCTACCTCAGACGCAGGTAATGAATACACAGTTTGGGCTGAGTTTTTAAAATATTACGAAGCACCAGGATCTTAACAAATGGCTACATCAGGAACTAAAACATTTAGTCTTGATACTGCAGCTGTCATGGAAGAGGCGTATGAGTTGGCAGGGTTGGAATTGCGTACAGGATATGACGCAGTAACAGCCCGTCGCTCATTAAACATCATGTTTAGCGACTGGGCTAACAGAGGTGTTAATGTTTGGACTATAACACAAGTTAATTTATCTATGGTAGAAGGTCAAAACAACTACACTTTAAACAGTTATGACATAGATATAATTGATGCAGTTATCAGAAGAACTATCGGAACAACCGTCACAGACTTTCAATTAAGTAGTATCGGCAGAGATGAGTATTTAAACATCCCTACTAAAGCAACAAAAGCTAGACCAACAGAGTATTTCTTAGACAGACAAGCAACACCTGTTTTATATGTTTGGCCAGCACCAGAAAATTCAACAGATGTTTTTGTTTCTAATAGAATACAAAGAATAGATGATGTAAATAAATCTGTTGAAGACCCTGATGTACCTAGTAGATTTATTGCTCCCATGGTTTCAGGATTAGCTTTTTATATAGCTCTTAAAAAGAATCCTGAAAGGATACAGATATTAAAACCACTTTATGAAGAAGATTTTGCTAGAGCAGTAGCTGGAGATCAAGGTAGAAACAGTTTACATTTAGTACCTAGGAGAAGTTATTAATGGCTTATGCTAAAGGTACATATGCTCAGGGGATATGCGATACATGTGGATGGGCTTACCCTTATTTGGATTTAAGAAAACAATGGAACGATTTAAAAGTTTGCCCAGAATGTTATGATCCTAAAGCTCCCCAATTAGACCCAGTTCCGAGAGTTTTAGATGCTGAAACACTTTGGAATCCTAGACCTAATGTTGATGAAGAGGTTGGGCTGGGAACAATAATAACATACGGTCCATATACTTCAACACAAGTTGGACCATACAACACAATACCAGAAGTTATTGGAACAATGTTTCCGAATATAGTTGTTGGAGATCCTTTTAAAATGACAGGGGAATTAGGAACATTAACGGTGACAACAGCATGAACTGGACATACACTACATTAAAATCAGCTATTCAAGACTATGTTGAAAGTGCTGATTCAACTTTTGTCAGTAATTTACCTATTTTTATACAAGAAGCTGAACAAAGAATTCTACAAAATGTACAAATACCTGTTTTTAGAAAAAACGTAACAGGCACAGCATCAAGTGGAAATACATACCTAGCAATGCCAACAGATTTTTTAACTCCCCTTAGTTTAGCATTAATAGACAGTGACAGTAATTATAATTATTTATTATTAAAAGATGTTTCTTATATAAGAGACTACACCCCAGCAACTGCAACAACAGGTGATCCTCTGTATTATGCTCTTTTTGATGAGGACACTTTTATATTAGCACCAGCCCCGAATGCCAATTATACTTTTGAATTACATTATGTTTATAACCCTCAATCAATAACAGCTTCTTCAGACGGAACAAGTTGGCTTGGAAGTAACGCAAGTGACACATTATTTTACGGGGCTTTAGCAGAAGCTGCGATATTTTTAAAACTAGACCCTAATGAAACTCAAATGTTTGAAGGTCGTTTTGCCAGTGGTTTATCTAGTTTAAAAAACAGAGTAGAAGTTCTAGGAAGCAAAGACGAATACAGGTACGGAGATATCTACTAATGATAGAAGCATTAGAAGGTAAAAGCATAGCTTTAGTTGCTATGGGTCAAAGTCAAATTGATTATCATTTAGCTAGGACACACAGTTTAACTTTTGATGAAGTTTGGGCAGTTAATGCTATGGTTGGAGTTTTACCTGATGTAGACAGAGCTTTTATTATGGATCCAATGAGTCGGTTTTTAGATACGGAAGACGCTGGCACAATGACGCCGATGATGAGGAATCGATTACCCCAGATACAATACCCAATATACACGTGTGAGTTAGACAAAAGAGTTCCTTCAGCAGAAGAATTTCCTTTAAATGAATTAGTGGGAGATTTAGGTTGTGCTTATTTTAGCAACACAGTTGCATACGCCATAGCTTTTGCTCTTTGGAATAAAGTCAGTTGTTTAACTGTGTTTGGTGTAGATTTTACCTATAAAGGAAATATGCATTTTTCTGAAGCAGGCAGGGCTTGTTGTGAGTTTTGGCTATCTAAGTGTATAGATCGAGGTATCGAGGTTTCAATTGCTCCTCGTTCTAATTTATTAGACACAGACGTAGAGAATCAAAAGAAACTGTACGGCTACCATCGTTTAAAAGATCCATTTATTACTTTTGTAAAAGATGATAAAATGCAAGCTTGTAGGTGGTCAGAGGTAGAAAAAGAAAAACAAGAATTTGTAGGGATGATAGGAAGAGATGATTTAGAGTTTAACGCACCCGAACCAAGTAAATATTAATGCAAACACAAGAATTTTTATCAGGATTAGGAGACTTAGGAGTCACCACAACGAACCACAGGGGTCATACAGTAGAAGAAGTAGCAGAAATGGCTACTAATAAATTAGTTTCTATTAGTGATGATGCTCCTGCACCCATCAGGGCTCAAGCTCATGCATTTAAAGATGCATGCAAACAAGTGATTAATTTTTATATACAAGAGGGAATTAAAAACCATATGTGTACAATCTGTAATCAATTAGAACAACAAGGTCATAAAGACCTAGCAAATATTATAAGGAGACTATAATGGCAATTACACAAGCAATGTGTACTTCTTTCAAAAGTGAACTTTTGCAAGCAGTACATAATTTTAAAGCTTCTGGAGGTAACTCTTTTAAATTAGCGTTATACACAAGTTCAGCTACTATGACTGCAGCAACTACTGCATACTCTACAAACCAAGAGGCTAGTGGAACTAACTATACTGCAGGTGGCGCAGCATTAACAAATGTTAATCCAACTACTTCTGGAACTACTGCGTTCACAGATTTTGCTGATTTAACTTTTGGCACAGCTACAATTACTGCAAGAGGTTGTATGATCTACAACGATACAGCATCAGGCGATCCTGCAGTTGCAGTATTTGATTTTGGTGGAGATAAAACTTCTACAGCTGGAAGTTTTACAATATCTTTTCCAACCGCTGACGCAAGTAACGCTGTAATAAGAATAGCGTAACTTAGTGGCTGGTTGGGGTCGATCTACTTGGGGGTCTGGTCCATGGGGTCAGCCTGCAGTAGTTAATGTAACTGTAAACCTTACGGGGCTTGCGGGCACTTCTGCGTTAGGCACAGAAACTGTAACAGGTGTTGCTAATGTTTATTCTACTACAGTAGTAGGAACGACTGCACTAGGTTCAGAAACCGCTACAGGTTCTGCCATTGTATACCCTACGACCGTAGCAGGAACTACTGCGTTAGGCTCAGAAACCGCTACAGGTTCTGCCATTGTATACCCAACTACAGTAGCAGGAACAGGAGCCGTAGGCACGCTTGTCGCGGC